CCCGTTCACCTGGAGCAAGCCATGACCTGCTTCACCCGCTCCCTCCTCGGCTTCGCCGCCGCGTTCTGGTTCACGCTGGCGTTTGCGCCCCGCGTGCGTCGGGCGCTCATCGACTACTCCGAGCGCCCGCTCCCCAAGGAGTACACGGCGCCGAAGTACGAGATCGGCGGGCGCCGCGTCACCAAGGCCGAGTTCAACACCTACACCAAGGAGGCGGCATGATCTTCCGCACCGAGTCGGGCTCCACCTACGAGATCGACACGATCGCGGATGGGCGCCAGTACATCCAGCGCTTCAACCCCGAGGTGCACAAGCGCGCTGACGGCGTGTTCGTGCGGCTGTACAGTCACTACCCAGACCCCATCGAGGTCGGCTCGTCCGTCGTCCTCGAAATGGAGAGCCTCGCGGGTTACGGCGTCGATGACTACGGCACCCCCGTCGACCGCGCCACCTCCATCACCACCCGCACGACAACGAGAGTGACGGAGATCACGGAATGAGCGAGGACACGAAGGCCCAGATCGCCGAACTGGCCGAGGCCGGCGGCGTCACCGCCGAGGACATCGAGCGCTTTGCCGAGGCGGTCGCCAAGCTCGGCGCCGAACCCGAGGGCCCCATCACCTACACCAACCGCGCCGCCCGCCGGGCCCGCGCACGAGCAGAACGGAGAAGGGCATGACCGCCCCCACCATCTACAGGCGCACAACGATCGAAGGAGAGGCCACACTCAGCGGCCTCCTGGATGTCGTGGCGAAGATCAGCCAGGTCGCCCCGCAGTCAGCCGAGATCGCGGATGTGATCCCGTTCTTCGGCACTCCCGACGACGAGCCGGCGGACGACGAGGAACAGATGCCGGTCATGCACCTGGCATTCACCGTCCAATGGACACTGGAGGATGAGTCATGATCTACACCGACATCAACAGCCTGACCGGCGACATCCAGCTGCGGTTCGTGCTCAGTGGCCCGAACGTGCGCGTCACCCGCCTGGTGGTCGACCCGTTCGACAGCGATGACGACCACGAGGAGCTGCTGGGCGACTTCCGCCTCGACTCGCTCCGCGCCCGCCTGGACCTGCTGGGCACGCCGACCGCCACGGTCGCCGTACAGAAGTCGCGACCCGCGCGCCGCAAGCCGAGGCGGTGGTGGACGCGATGAGCATCAGGATCCACCCCTCCGGCGAGGCCGACTACATCGAGGACGACCGCCGGAAGCTCATCGCATCCGGCGGCCTCGGGATGTCGCTCGAGCCTGAGATCTACCTCACCTACGTCGATCCCGCCTACGACGAAGAGACCGGCCTCGGCTGGTTCACGCTGGACGACCTCCAGCGCCTCATCGACACCGCACGCAAGCACTACGAGAACGGAACCCCCTTTTGACACCGCCCAAGACCATCACGATGTACTCCACCCCGACCTGCGCGCCCTGCAAGGCGGCCGGCCGGCGCTTGGATCGCGAGGGGATCCCGTTCACGAAGGTCGACCTGACCGCGGAGCCGGAGATCCTCGCTGAGCTGAAGCGCAGGCTCGAGACCGAGATCATCTCCACCCCGCTGCTCCAGTACGGCAGCACTTTCCGCCAGATCGACGGTCTGCACGACATCATCACCAACTACCGAGAGGACCACGAATGACCCCCGCCAAGAAGACCCCTACCGCCCGCGCTGCGGAAGAGCCCCTGAAGCTCACGATCGAGGCGCGGATCAAGGAGCTTATCCGCGCCCTCGGCCACGACCCGAGCCAGGTCGGCTCGGTCGAGTTCGCCAGCCGCTACATCCGCGTGCTGGGCAAGGACCGCTCGCTGCGCACGCACCGGATCGAGCCCTGGAACACGAAGGAGGAGCCCATCGATGGCGACTGACATCAAGCTCCGCGACATCGTATGGGTTGGGCCGCCGGGCGACCCGCTTCGCAAGGCGACCTGGGAAGTCGTGGCGCTGTTTGAGGATGTGGACGGAGTGCAGCAGGCAACGCTGCGCTCCGGCCGCACCGGGCGCTACGCCACCCACCCGGTCGCCATCCTCACGCCGTACCGCGTCCGCGTGATGGAGCCGGCGGCATGACCAGCGCGACGATCTCCATCAAGGTCGACGGCGCTCGCCGCCAGAACCTCTCCGTCTTCGACCTGGAGGCCCAGACCGGGGACGACGGGCTGGTGGTCGGCGTCCAGGACCTGCTGTCCGGGCTCGCACTCGCTATGCGCAATCAGGTCGACGGGCTCCGGCAGGCCGGCATCCCGGAAGACACGATCACAGGGCTCCTCATCGATGTGTGGCCCTTCGGAAAGGAAGAATCATGAACCCCGCGTTCGAGCCCGGCGCCGCCGTGCGCACCCCCTACGGGACCCTGGCGACGTTCGTCCGCCTGGTGAGTCCGAGTACCGCGATCATCAGCGTGGGGATGGATTCCCGGCTGGTCGACCCAGTGACGCTGAGGCGGGCCGAGTCGTGAGACCCCGGAAGTTCATTCAGGCACCACGTCCGCCTCGTGGCCCATCTGGCGCCAGCACGGCAGCTCCGACTCCGAAGTTCCGCTGGACGTTCAAGACCTGGATCGTGAAGACGATCCAGAGGTGGAGCGGTTCCGAGACTGTGCACACCCAGGATGAATACACGATGACCGTCATCGCGTCCACCGAGGATGCTGCGAAGTCGAAGATCATCGCCGCCCTACCGCCCCTGCCTCGCGACGAGGAGCACTGGCAGGGCTTGGGCTACAAGAGCGCAACCTACGAGCGTCATTGGCTCCTCGATGCCACCGTCGAGGAGGTGGCCTGATGGGCGGTTCGCTCGGGTCCGGCCAGGTCGAGTACCACACGGATAGGCCGCTTATTCACTTCGCCTCACCTGAGGGGGAAGTGACCCGTGCGCTGCTCGCGCACCGACTCCGCCAGCACGACTTCGAGATCGCAGAAAGGGTGCCCAATGGCAACCAAGAGTATTGACGACGCGCGGGACACCCCGCAGGAGACCTTCGCTAAGAATGTGCACCGTATCACTCGCAATATCGCCGAGATGCTGATCAAGAAGAACGCCAGCTACGGCGACTCCGCGCTCAATCCGGCGCGCATCTTCTCCAAGGCCAACCGCGAGGAGCAGCTGCTGGTCCGCATCGACGACAAGCTCAGCCGCATCCAGCGCGGCCACGAGTACGCCGGCGACGACAGCATCCGCGACCTGATCGGGTATCTCACGATCCTGCTCATCGCCCGCGAGTCAGCATGACAAGCGCAAGGCCGCCACGCCCCCAGTCACGCGTGGCGGCCTTGCTCCTCATGGGACGGTGTTCCCGAGCTTCTCCGCGAAGAGCTTCTTCATCGCGTGCCACAGGAGTGCAGCGTCGAACGCGAACGCGTGGTATCCAGTCTCCATGATGATGTAGTCACCACTCTTCTCGAACTCCACACCTCTGCCGCCATCGAACTCCTTGATCTGGACACCCGTTGCCATTTCTCCTACTTTCTCGCGACTCAAGCCGCCTCGAACATATGTACGACACTAGACCACGACGCCGACACGCGCACTCAGATCTTGCCGTCTTAAACATAGAGCCTGTAAGCTCCTAGCACACGTCACTTAGCCCAAGGGGGAAATTTCGTGACCATACCGACACTCGGTCTGTCCGCTGAGGAGCAGACCTACGCGACCCGCTACAAGCAGGGTGGGCGAACCGTCTACGGCCTGGCCGTATCGCCTGCGCAGATCGTCGGGCTCATCCCACGCCCTGACCCGAAGATTCCGAACCCCGGCAACCGGCGTATCAAGGAAAGCCACGCGCGGGCATTCGCCGACTACTACCTCACGCACCCGGACTGGGTGATCCCCGGCATCATCCTGCGCTCCGCTGACATCTTCAGCTTCGATCCGCAGGCAAGTGTGGGCGGTCAGTACGCGGCGTTCGGCGTGCTCTCCTACCCGAAGGCCGCCGCCGCGAAGATCCAGATCCTCGACGGGCAACACCGCGTCCTCGGCTTCCACATCGCCCGCGGACTCATCCAGAAGCGCATCGACGACGCCCTGGACTTCCGCTCGCGAGCGCTCCGACAGGCCGGCGGAGACAAGAACGACGCCGTTCTGGCCGAAGCCGACAAGCAGCTCCAGGAAGCCCGCAACCTCGAGGAGCGCTTCGGGCGCGAGCACGTCACCGTCGAGATCCAGGTCACCGACGACGCCCAGCAGTACCGGCAGATGTTCTTCGACATCGCCGACAACGCGATGGCGATCAGTGCGTCGGTGAAGACCCGCTTCGACACTCGGAAGATCGTCAACCGTGCGACCGCGCTCGTCGGCGACCACCCGCTGCTCCTGGGGCGCCTGGACGAGGAGAACGACCGCCTCAAGCAGTCCAGCGAGTATTTCCTCACCCTCCAGCACGTCTCCACGATCGTACGCGCCACACTGGTCGGGATGATGGGGCGCGTCAACAAGGTCATCGAGCGGGAGGGCGACGACCGCCAGGTCGCCGCAGACGCCAAGAGCTTCTTCGACGACCTGATGGCCGCGTTCCCGCAGATTCAGGCTCTCAGCGTCGGACAGATCAGCGCGCGCACCCTGCGGGATACCAGCCTGCTCGGCTCGCCCGGAATGATCCGGGCCCTGGCCGCCGCGTGGCACGACCTCCGCAAGAGCGCTCAGTACGCCGATCGCGAGAAGATCGTCGACTACTTCAAGGTGCTGGATCCACACATGGCTGGGCCGGCGCACCCTGAGTCGATCTGGTACAAGCACGTCCTCGTCGAGAAGCGCGACCAGCGCGGCGTCGTCATCGCCCGCGAGCACGCCTTCCCCGAGTGGTCCTTCTCACCCGGCGGTCGGCGCCAGGACATCCAGGTCACCGCCGACGCCATCCGGGATTGGGCCCTGCTGGGCAAGAAGGGTGCGCCGTTCGTCTGGCGCAAGCCGGCGCCGGCGCCCGAGCTGCCCAAGACGCTCGAGGAGCAGGTACTCGAAGAGCAGATCGAAGCAGACCCGCTGCTCGGCGAACTCCTCGCCGCCAAAGCTGGTCGAGATCGCTGATCCCGCAACGGAGAAGCGCCCGGCCAAGGTCTGAAAATCAAGCGCATAGCTCGCCCCTAGAGTGTCACCCATGACCTCTGGGGGCGAGCTTTCACGTATCGACCAGGAAATCCTGCGGTACGCCGCTTCGCGGTCCCCGGAAGAGATCAGCGAGAAGTTCAACGGCGCGATCGAGCCCGCCCGCGTCGCGGCGCTCACCAAGGAACTGTTGGCCCGCCGAGACTGGCTGACGATGGCTGAGCGTGAGGTCATGCTCATCATCCGCCTGGAGAACATCCTCAACGACCTCGAGGCCGCCCGCACCGCCAGCGATTACGACAACGCGCAGATCCAGCTCGGCTACCTCAAGGAGTTGGGCAACCGCTTCGACAAGCGCCGCGCCGCCACCCAGGTCGACCTCAATGCGCTCTACAACAACCAGGCCCAGCTCATGCTGAAGGCCATCGACCTGGCAACCGCTTACCTGCGCGGCGCGTTCCGCGAGAAGATCGACCCGCAGGCGTGGGACGAAGCGATCGCGGAGGGGATGAGACTGGCCGCCGCCGAACTGGAGAAGCATCAGGCGGTCGAGCAGTGACCCTGCATCATCAGGTCTTCGTCAACCTGAACCACGCGCTTGAGATGCGCGCCAAGCGCTCCCAGTACGTCAACGACCCGATCGCGTGGGCGAAAGACATGCTGGACGTGGACCTGTGGTCCATGCAGCGCAAGGTCGCCGAGTCAGTCCGCGACAACCGCAACACCGCCGTCGCCGCCGGCCACGGTGTCGGAAAGAGCCACCTGGCCTCCGTCCTCATGTGCTGGTGGGTCGACGTACACCCCCTCGACGAAGTGTTCGTCGCCTCCACCGCCCCCTTCCAGTCGCAGATCTCCGCGATTCTGTGGAAGGGGATGCGCGTGTTCCATGCGACCGCCCGCCGCCGCTACGAGGCTGGACTCATCGACCACCCCCTGCCCGGCTATATCACGAGCCAGAACGAGTGGAAGACCGACGACGGCATCATTATCGGTCAGGGCCGCAAGCCACCGGACAACCAGGAAGACTCCGGTTACCAGGGCCTCCACGCCACCTACCTCCTCGCTATCGGCGACGAGGCCGCCGGCCTGTCCGCTGGCATGATCGACGCGCTCGGCAACATCACCACAGGTGAACACAACCGCCTCCTCCTGATCGCCAACCCGACCGATCCCACCTCGGCGATGGCAAAGCTGTGGAAGACGAAGAACCCTGCATGGAACCTCATGCACATATCTGTCCTCGACTCCCCCAAGATCACCGGCGAAGACTTCCCCGAAGAGAAGATGTCGGCGCTCTCCGGCTGGGAGTACGTCCACGAGAAGCAGGCCGACTGGGGCGAGAACGACCCGCGGTACATCTCGCGCGTCACCGGCCAGTGGGCCTTCGACGCCGGCAACACCGTCTTCGCCGACACTGATCTCGCCCGCGCCGCCAACTGCGTAGTCATCCCCGACCCGGACGCCAAACCTCGTCATGGCTGGGACATCGCTCGCTCCATCCGGGGTGACTACACTGTCGGCTACCGGGCCATCGAAGGCGAGGTGTGGGAGACCGACGAGACTGGCCGCCCAGTCGAGCCCACTGGCCGGCGCGGGCTCCAATTGCGCTTCGTCGACAAGTGGCAGGGTGCCCCGCTCGTCGGCCAGGACCCCGAGAACCCCGGATCCGCCACTCGCATCGACGAGCACGCCCTCGGCGAGGGGGCCTACTTCGTCGCCATCGACTCCTCTGGCCTTGGCTCCGGCGTCGTGGACGGACTGCGCGAACTCGGGTTCGGCAAGGGCAAGTACCCCGTCTTCGAGTATTACGGGTCCGGCCCCGCGACCGACCGACGCTCTTTCACGAACCAGCGCGCCCAGCACTACTTCGCCATGAAAGACCAGATGTTCAAGGGCGAACTGGACATCGACCCGGAAGACGAGACACTCCTCGATGAGCTGCGCGGCATCGTGTACGAGTACGACGACCGGGGTGCGAAGAAGATCGAGTCCAAGGACTCCATGCGCCGTCACGGCAAGAAGAGCCCCGACTTCGCCGACGCCGCCATCTACGCCTCCTTCGACATCACCCCACTCACCGAAGGGCCCACAGCCGGACTGAAGCCAGGCGACACCGTGGTGGAGTCCGCGCGCAGAATCGCCCGAGAAGTCACCCTGGAGAGGCGTGCGCGGCGAGTAATGCCGGTGTGAACACCGTGTGAAGACAGAAATTAAGCACTTACCCCAGTCTTATCGTCATCACCATGCGTAACCGCCGTATCGCCGAGGACATCATCGAAGCCCTGCACGCCTCGCAGGCGGCCCAGCAGAACCCAGGCAACCAGATCCTCGCCGAGACACTTCAGAACGTCATGGCGATGCTCGGCCGCGAGGACGAGGGCTGGGACCTGTACATCGGCGCCGAGGGCGAGCCCGAGCGCGGCCTCACCCTCAAAGACCTGAAGGCATGGGAGAAGAAGCTCTCCGAGTTCGAGGTCGGCAACGCCTGGGGCAAGCGCGGGCTCAGTCTCCGCGACTCCTACATCAACCAGGATGAGCCCGAATACAAGGGCCACCGCAAGGGGGGCTCCGGCAAGGGCATCAACGTCCAGGAGAAGATCGACCACCCCCTCAACCAGGGCGAATACTTCGGCCGCGGCGCCCGGCGCCGGCGCGAAGGCCGCCTCTACCACTCCGGCCTCGCCCTGTGGATCGGCAACGACGAGACCAAGCTCCTCGAGTCCGTCCCCCTGCACCAGATCACCGACTACCTGCCCGACCCGGACGGGCGTGGGCAGATCTACGCCTACCGCCGTGAATGGTCACGCCGCCAGAAGGACGGCAAGAAGGAGACGATGGTCCGCTGGTACTTCGTCGACAAGTACAAGCACCTCGAAGAGCGCATCATCACCGTCGACGGCAAGGCCGAGCAGGTCGAGCGGGGTTGGACTGCGTTCGACATGCACGCCAACGCTGTTGACGGCTGGTATTTCGGCGTACCGGATGCACTGGCGGCCCACGTCTGGGCGGAGATCGCTAAGGGCCTGTACCTCGATGGCGTCGATGTCTCCGAGGCGATGGCCTCCATTGCATACAAGGCCACCGCCGGCACCGCCAAGGCTGGACAGGCCGCCGTGGGCGGATTCGCCAGCCCGCAGAGCGCAGGCTCCACCGCTGTCGTTGGCGCTGCCGGTGACCTAGTGGCAATGAACAGCGCCAAGTCCGGCTACAGCTTCTCAACCATTCGTGAGATTGTCGCGCTGATCGCCGCCGCCCTCGACGTGAGCGTCATCCACCTCACCGCGAACCCCGGCGACGCCGGATCCTCCTACGGCGCCAGTCAGACGCTCGACCTTCCCACCCGCCTCGCGATGATTACCCGCCGGCAGGAGCACGCCGACATGGACCGCCGCGTGTTGCGGTGGATGGCCGGCAACGCCGAAGCTGCCAGCAAGATCACCGTCACCTTCCCCCGCCTCGTCGACCCTGCCGAGCAGTACCGCGAGATGCAGATGGCGACCCTCCCCTGGCTCCAGGGCGTCGTCGCCCCGGAGGTCTACCAGGGAATCAGCGCCAAGATCCTGGGCACACCCCTCGGCGCACTGCCCGAGGGGCTCCTCCTGCCGAACAACAAGGACAGCCTGCCTCGCAAGGACATCGACCGCGACGGCGCTGGCGGCACGGGTAGCACCGCCGCGCCCACCCAGGGCCGCGGCAACGGCAACGGCGACCAGAACGGTCGCCCCACCGACACCCGCAGCGACATCCAGAGCAACTGAGAGCCCCTCGAAAATTAAGCGCTTAGTCAGCTCATAACCTCGCGGTATGTCAAAGCGTCAGTACGTCCAGGAGGCGGCCAGCCTCCCCAAGAAGTCTGCTGACGGCACGTACCGCGTGGTGCTTATCACGGAGGGCGAGGGCTCTTCGGGTCGCTACTCGGCTGAGCTGATAGACAAGTCCGAGAAGGTCTTCGAGGGGGTCGCGAGCTTCCTGAACCACCCGATCGACCCGGCCAAGCCGCACCTGCGTCCCGTGGAGTCGATCGCTGGACGTTTCTCCAACCTCGCAGTCGAAGACGGCCCGAACGGCCGCCAGATCGCCGCGGACTTCCGGCCGCGCAAGGGCGAAGTCGCCGAGTTCGTCGAAGAGTTCCAGGACATCATCGGCCTCTCGATCTACTGCGCCGCCGTCGGCGAGGAGATGGACGACGGCCGCCTGGACGTCCAGGAGTTCGACGCCACCGACCCGTACCGCTCCGTCGACATCGTGGTCGCCGCCGGTCGCGGTGGCCGCTTCAAGCGCGCTGAGGAGTCCCTGCGCGTCATCGAGTCTTCCCTCGGCAAGCCCGAGGGCAACAAGCCTGCTGCCGAAGCCTCGGCGGAGGAGAAGAAGGAGAAGCACATGGATGAGAAGGACATTCAGGCTATCGCTGCTGCCACCGCTGCTGCGATCACCGAGTCCCTCAAGGATGTGATCTCGTTCGTGAATGAGTCCGCTGCCAACAAGGCCGGCGAGGCCCAGGCCAAGGTTGACACCGAGGCTCTGGACACCGCTCGTGCCGAGGGTGCGAAGGCCGCCGCGGAGAGCTTCAAGCTCATCGACGACGCCAAGCTCCCCGAGGAGATCGCCGAGGGCTTCCGGTCCCAGGTGCTCGAGGGCAAGGACATCACGAGCGGCATCACACTCGCCAAGTCCGTCGCTGAGGCGGCGGCCAAGGGAGCACAGGCAAACGGCTACGTCCTCGAGGGCGCCGGCCGTGCCAACGATGACAAGGAGTGGGACTACTGATGGCTGTCGCAACGCAGGAAGTCTTCTACCACACCGACGCTCTCGTCGAGACCTGGGACTTGGGCGCGGCGACGCCGGCGCTCACCCTGGTCAAGCAGGCGGGCTCCGCGCGCTACGGCGTTTCGCTGACCAACACGGCCGGCATCGCGACCGAGCGCACGAAGACCCTCGGCCCGTACGAGATCTCGGCCCCGACCTTCGCCGGCGTCGGCAACGACGAGGCGGACGCGATCGGCACCTACGCCGCTGGCGTGGCCGTCGACGGCACCTGGGAGTTCGCGGACATCGTGTCCAGCGGCACCACGCCGGTTCCGACTTCGACGGCGCAGGGCACCGTGGTGTACGTCACCTCCGCCGGCGAGCTGACCCTCGAGTCTGCGGGCAATGACCGCATCGGCGTCGTGAACTACCCCGCAACCTACCCCAAGGCCGCAGGCACCCTGCCGGTCCAGATCGGAGCCTGAGCATGAAGGACATCTCGAAGCTGCTCGAGCAGTACAAGAACCCGTTCGACCTGGACGGTGAGCTTCGCGTCCAGCCGGGCGTCACCGAGGCGAAGGTTCGGCGCGCGCGCCAGCTGATCAAGGAGGCTCGCCGCAGCCGCCTCGCGATGGGTCGCCTGGAGGAGCTGTTCACCACCTCCAGCCTGGGCTTCTCCATCGCCCACCTGATGAACATCAACATGATTCCTCAGCTCCCCGACGAGCTGAAGAACAAGGTCGATGGTCTCGCGGGTCAGCGCACGGTGAAGGACTTCAACCCCGTCGTCCTCCGTTCGATCATCGCCGCCGCCGCGTCGCAGCGGAACAGCAACCTTGAGGGCGCAGCCCTCGACGAGCACGGCGCCGCCGCGATCGTCCCCGAGGGCACGCCGTTCCCGATCGTCACGGTCAAGAGCGACGAGGAGAGCTTCTACTCCAAGCTCAGCAAGCGAGGCTTCCGCTTCGACTTCACCTTCGAGTCGATCATCAACGATCTGCTCGGCGAACTCGACCGCATGCCGGACGAGATGCTCGCGGTGACGGTCGACACGGTGTACGCCGAGCTGTTCGACGCGCTGGAGCAGGCGAGCCAGTACCTCCCCGCCGTGGAGCTGCTGGACGGTTCCCAGTCTCTCCCGAACGAGAAGCTGTCCGCCAAGGGCATCCTGGCCGCGACAATCGCTCTGGAGGATCGCGAGATCAACGGTCGCAAGATCGGTCGTGTCAACGACGTGAACGTGGTCATCCCGAAGGGCAAGGAGCGCAAGCTTCAGTACGACCTGAACCAGTTCGGCCGTATCCGCGAGATCCACAACCAGGACGACTCGGTTACGACCGTCCTCGCGCCGGACGTGGACCTGTGGGATGCGATGCCGAAGCTGAACATCATCGAGTCCGACCGGGTGACCGGTTCGGAGTGGTACCTCTACCCGAAGCCCGGCACCACGCCGCGCCCGGTCCTGGAGCGCCTCAACCTCCGCGGCTACGAGAACCCCGAGATCCGAGTCCGCTCGGACCAGGGCTTCTACCTGGGCGGCGGCAAGGTCGATGCCTTCGAGGGCGGCTTCGACGCCGACACCATGTCCTACCGCTACCGCTACATCACCGGCGCCGTCCTGTGGGACGACACCTGGGTGGTGCGGTCCAAGGGCACCGGCGAGGCGTAAGCCGGACCGTCAACGAAGAGGCGCCCTAGCCCCGGCCGGGGCGCCTCTTCCGGCAGAAGGAGAAGAATCATGGCAAACGCACCCAAGCCCATCAGCCTCACTCAGATCGACGAGGGCGAGTACGACGGCCCTCGCGCTCCGCAGCCGTTCCTTGTCGTCGGGGAGATGCCCGGCGGTGGCGACACGTTCGACCTGACCGCTCTCGATGGCTACGACGAGGGTGAGACGCAGACCCTCAAGAACGTCAGTGGCGTCCTGACCTGGGTCACCGACGCAGAATAAGCACCTTATAGCCCAGCCCGCCCTGAGTGTCCCGTCCTCGGGGCGGGCTGGGCCAATATAACCATATGACTAATTAGGGGCGAACATGAGCAACAAGGGAATCTCACCGATCGACGCCGGCACCCCCGTGGGCGCTCTGCGTCTCCTGGTCGGCGACACAGCCAGCATCCCCCTGGACCCTGCCGAAGACGGGTTCGCCGACTACAGCGTGTGGAGCGACGATGCGCTCCTCACCGCTCTCGCCACGCAGGCGGACAACCAGCTCCGCGCCGCCGGCACCCTCTACCTCCAGCTCGCCGCGCAGTATGCGCAGGTCGGGCGCTCCATCAAGACCGACGACCTCGCGCTGGACACCAAGGGGCGCGGCGGTGACCTCCTCAAGATCGCCCAGTCATTCCTGGATGAGGCCACGGCCGCCGACAACGCCGCCGCCGCAGACTTCTTCCAGATCGTTCCCTTCGCCGGACGGCGCAGCACGCGCTGTGTGCGCCCAGAAGGAACGCCGCGGCCTCTGATCTGCTGCGGGCAGTGCTAGCGCGCTAGCGCACGCTCCAGCCCCGCCAGCGCCTCCTTCTGCCCCTGCTGGGTCTGGTGCCCGTAGACCTTCGAGGTGATCTCGGTGCTGGCGTGGCCTAGTCGCCGGGAGACCACGAACAGCGGCACTCCTTCCGCCAGCAGCCACGAGCCATGCGTGTGGCGCAGGTCGTGCGGGCGCGGGTCCTTCTCCAGGCCGGCTTCCACGGCCTTGTCGATCGCCTTCTGCCAGCCGGACTGGTGATAGTCCGCGTTGCGCAGCGGGTTGCCGGAGAGGTTCTGGAACAGGTAGTCCTTCTTCACCTTCTTCGCCCGCTCGGCCAGTCTCTCTGCGAGGTCGGACGGGATGGCGATGTCGCGCACGGACTCGGGTGACTTCGGCGGCCCCAGCCGCCAGCCCACTCCACTCTTGCCCTTCCACGCCTTCGTCACATGGATGACATCCAGTTCGCCGCCGAAGTCCAGATCCGCTTTCGCGCCAGTCAGCGCCGTCGCCTCGCTGAAGCGCATCCCGGTCTCCACCAGGACATCAGTGAACAGGTGGTACCGCTCGGGCAGGAAGGAGCGGATGAGGTCGTACTCGTCCTTGGTCAGGAACGTGGCACGGCGGGGCTCGCGCTCATCCGCCGGCAGCCGGAAGAACGCCAATGGGTTCGCCGGCACCCGCCCGCGCAGTACCCCGCGCTTGTAGGCCGCCGACAGGAGCCCGGTGACATTCAGCAGCGTCTTGCGGGCCTTGCCCTGTCCGGCGCGCTCGTCAGCCCACGCGGCGAGGTCCTCCTCGTTCAGCTCCGCGGCCGGGATGGATCCGATCTGATCCCTGATGTGGTTGTCGATGATCTCCCGGTACTTCGCGATCGTGTCGCTGTTGGCCTGGAGCGGCTGGGAGATGTGCCACTCCACCAGGCGCAGGACCGTCAGCGTCGACTCCTTCGCCGCCTCGAGGCCGCGCTGCACGAGCT